GTACATCTGCAGGAGTTCATCGTCCGCCGTATGCTCAAGAATAAGATTTGCCTTTACTTTTTCAATCAGCGTCATACCGCCACCGTCCTTTCTTTATTCTTCGGTTTCCGGTTCCGCGATGACAACAGTGAATGTGGCTTCGGGATAACCGGATGCCCAGAGCGTGAACGACTTCGGCTGATTTACGATTTCGTCGCACTTGAGCCACATCACAATATCTCCGGCCTGCCCGCCGACAGCAGCAGCCTCAGCTGCATCGGCTGATGTCAGCTGACTGCCGTTATACTTAACTGCCGTGATGGCAGGAAGTCCTGTGGTTATGAGGATGGCAACCCATTTGTGGGTTCCTTGTGCGGGGGTCGAGCTTTCATATGCAATTAGCCCGTCAACTGGAACAGTGACTGTAATGACATTGTCCTCGATAGTGATGGATTCGACTTTGTCTTGATTGGCTGTCATATCTTCGCTCAGAGCAGTGGTGACATTAGCTGCTGAGACATTCCATGTATCGGGTTTCATCAGTCCTGTGTCCTTCAGTTTCAAAAGCAGCGCGTTGAGGTCGTCCTTGAGTCCGGCAACATTTGTAGCAGTACTTGCTGCTTGATTCGGTGCAGAAGAAAGCCCCGTTACCGAGGCTCCCTCCTTAATTTCAAGCGTTCCGCCGATTACGGTTTTCTCGCCGCCCTGTTCGGTGTAGTTTTTCGTGTTATAGCTCATACCGCACCTCCGTTAAGCCTTCTGCTGGAGCACCTTGACAGCCTCCGGCAGAATGAGTTTGCCGTCAACACGCTGGGTGGCAACAAAGCCTACCTGACCGGTTGCAGCGTAGAGCTCATTGAGTCTCTTGAACACACGTCCCTGGCGGTCGGCTACCCAGTAATAACTGAAATCGCCGAACACGATGCTTTTTGCGCCTGCGGCAATTGCGGGTACATATGCCGAGGTATACAGCGGACGGTTCAAAATGGTGTCAGGAGTACCTGCCTGCAGAGAGGGCTGCCAGAGATACTGACCGTTGCCGTCTTTCAGCTTGCGGATCGCCTTTACGGTGGCATCGTTCATGACGAACACCGCTTTGTTTCTATAAGGTGCTTTCAGCGAATAGAACAGGTCAAGCACCTCTTCAATAGTGATAGCCGCAGCGCCCGCTGTGGTCACACCGACTTGAGCACCGCCGGTTGCTGCGAGGATGCCGGTCGGTTTACCGGAGCCGTCACCTGTGAAAAAGGCTTCTTCTTCCTTGCTGCCGATACGCCTTGCGAACTCCCTCGAAATATAGGATTCAAGCGGAAATACACTGTCGTTCAGCAGTTCCTCGGAAACTTTGATCATTGTTCCAAGCTTGTAAGCGCCGATGGAAACCTGACCGAAACTGTCGTCACTATCGAGGATAGTGCCTTCCTCATCGATCCAGGAGGCTGTACCCTTTGAAGCTACGACCGGAATCTTACGATCCCCTGAGGAAGTGGTAATGACCTTTGCCAGTCTACGGAAAATGTTCTCTTCATCAAGAGCCTCTACAAGTGTGCGTTCGAACTCGTCAGGGACAAGGTATCCGCCTTCAGAATCGGTGCCGATCTGCAGAGCATTTTTCACGATAGGATCAAGACCCTCACCGGCGCGGGTACGCATTGCATTCCAGAATGCTTTTCTGTACTCATCAGATGCTCTGCCTGTTTTGGTTTCCATACCGGGAACGGCAGGCTTGCCTGTGAGGGGTGTGTTCAGCGGCTTTGAAAGCTCACGGTCAAGAGCTTCCTGCTTCTCAAGACGGTCAATTTCTTTTCCGAGAGCGACTACGTCGGCTTCCATTTTCTCGTAGGTTGCGGTGTCTTCGGCGGAAACCAGGCCGTCAGTACCGCGCTTGGTATCGAGGAAAGCCTTTGCGGCTTCCCATGCCTTGGCGCGCTTTTCGCGCAGTTCAAGAATTTTGTTCATGATGTTACCTCCATAAAATTTAGTGAGAAATCAAAGAGAGCCGCTTTTCAAGCGACTCAACGGGTGTTCCTTTGTTCTGTTTGGGTATCTTGGGTTTGACCTTGTTAAGCAGCGAGTTTGTTACTGCTCTGCGGCTGAAAGCATAGGTGATGTCGTCCGGTTGAATCCGCTTTTTCTCATCCTCCAGAATGCCATCAGCAAAACCTAATTCAATAGCTTTGTTTGCGTTGAGCCAGGTTTCTGCGTCCATGAGGTGGGAGAGCTTGGCACGGGACTGTCCGGTTTTAATTTCGTAGGCATTGATGATGCTTTCCTTGACCTCGTCCAGCATAGCGATGGCTTTCTGCATTTCCTCGCTGTCACCGATTGCGATAGTCAGCGGGTTATGCACCATCATGAGCGCCGTCGGTGCCATCAATACCTCGGTTCCCGCCATTGCGATAACGCTTGCTGCCGAAGCCGCAATGCCGTCAATTTTTACGGTGACCTTGCCTTTGTAATCCATGAGCATGGCATAGATCTGACTCGCCGCGATACAGTCGCCGCCGGGCGAGTTGATCCAAATAACAATGTCACCCTCTCCGGAATTCAAATCAGCTTTGAATGCTTTAGGGGTGACATCGTCGTCGAACCATGACTCTTCGGCAATTGTGCCGTCCAGATAGAGTGTTCTGACACCGGAATCTTCATCCCGCGCCCAGTTCCAGAATTTCTTCATTTGCTTGTTTCCTCCGTTCCTTTTGTATTTGCGAACGCACCCGCGTCCTGTAATTTGGTCATTGCGCCGTTGATGAGGTAGAGATCGCCGCCGAGTTCCGCAGGGATACGGTCGAGGTTTTCAAGCTCACGGATATCGTTCGCGCTCATCCATCCATTCTGTCTTGCGGTCGCATAACCGCTCATGCGGCTTTCGTAATCTCCGCGCAGAAGTCCGTCTACGTTGAACTTGATAAATACTGTCGGTTTTTCGCTGTCGGAAAGCAGGGCGCGGCACATGGACTGCTCCCAGCGCACCACCCACGGGTCGAGCGTGTATTTCACAAACTCAAGGCTCTGCTGCTCGATGTTGCTGAAGGATGATTTTTCAAGGTCAGCGAGCATATGCGGAGGCACTCTGAAAATACGGGCAATCTCATTGATCTGAAACTTCCGTGTTTCCAAAAACTGCGCCTGTTCCGGTGAAATCCCTATGGGCTGATACTTCATGCCTTCCTCGAGAACGGCCACCCTGTGTGAGTTGGCTGAACCTTGGTAGGCGGCATTCCAGGATTCCTTGACCTTCTGTGGATCCTTAATCGTACCGGGATGTTCAAGCACACCGCCCGGCGCGGCACCGTTTGCGAAAAACTTCGCTCCGTATTCTTCTGTGGCGATGGCGAGGCCTACCGCGTTCTTTGCCATTGCAATGGGCGAATAGCCAACCAGACCGTCAAAGCCCAAGCCCGGAATATGCAGGACATCGGCAGGGGCAAGATAGACCTGGTTGTCTTTGCCGAGTGAAGGTACATCCTCCGAGCTGCGCTGATATAAATAGAAAAGCCGGCCGTTAGCATCACGGTCGACTGTCATCTTGTTTGGCATCAGCGGATAGAGGGAAATGACCTCGCCTTTAGCATTGCGTATAATCTGCGCATAGGCATTGCCCCATAATAAAAGATGACTCATCAGAGTTTCTCGGAACGCAAATGAAGTCATCTCCGGGTTCGGCTCGTCGTGGAGCAGCTTATATAACGGGTGTTTCAGATATTTCTCTTTGCCGCCGCTGTCGTTGTACTTATATACATGTAGCGGCAGACCCGCCAGCGTTTCGGACAATATCCTCACACAGGAATAGACCGCAGTCATCTGCATGGCAGTATGTTCGTTGACCGGCTTCCCTGAGCTTGTGCTCCCAAAGAAGAAGTCGTAGCGCCCGCCGCCAAGGGCATCCTTAGGCTTGTCACGTGCTTTGAATATTCCTTCGAACAGTCTCATGAACATCACTCTCCTTTAAAAATGGGCATGACTAAAGCACCTCATGCGAGATGCTTTAGTCATTATGAAGTTCGAGTCATACTATTATGTTGTTTGTTTCCGTAATCCGTGGTCTTTGCGGACTCCTTTTGGAAACTCTATGTTGGCAAATGGAAAGGGGTGAATAGGGTCGCGTAGAATCTTCCTGCTTTCACAAGATACTCGCTTAACAAAATAATCCAAAAACACAGATTCAAGATCGTGTGCCGTACTGCCTTCTGAAGTAGTCCAATAAATGTTCAGCTCTGTCAAGTTGTTTAGTGTTTTTAGCCAATGACCGCCTCTGTGAGGACCAGGACTCCCAAGAGTTGTCGTATAATACTGGTTTACTCTCTGTTGCAGCGATGTTCCTGCCTTGCCAATGTATAATACTGTTTCATCGGGCAGCCAAAAGTCCTTCAGCCTTTTTGTTAAAGTGTTCACCGTTGGCAAGGTGCGGTCGAGTGTCATATAGGGAACTCGATTAACCCATTCCTCGACTAACCCTTCTGAAATGGGAGCCTCATTATAACAAAGCATTTTATCGGCTTGATTAGTCAAAGCGACCACATAGACCCCAGGCTGCACACAGTCTAATTGATGCCCCCACTTTATTTGTCCCAAAATTTCTTTGCCATTCTCTTGGAATAGTCGTTCAACAACAGTAGGCATATGATGCCCTCCAGATACCGTTAATTACAACTAAAGTATATAACTTCGGCAAAAATGATGTCAACAATTATAGGATTCACTTGCTATGGTCTTAGACAAAAAGAAGTCCGCGCGAGTCATACACGCTTTCGCTCGTATCGTTTCCGCACCGTATTGCGCGGTCAAGTGCCATGATCGTAGCAACAACCCCGTCTATTTTTTCTGTGGATTTTTCCTTGGTGGCTTTGATGTTTCCTGCATCATCTGAGCGAATACACACATTGTCCATCATCCAGCGCAGCACCGGGTGGCCGCCGTGGGCAAGTTTCTGCTCCAGAGTTAGTTTCATGAGTTCTTTTGTGGGTGGACTCATGTCCTTAAATCCCTGCCCGAACGGAACGACCGTGAAGCCCATGCCCTCGAGGTTCTGCACCATCTGAACGGCGCCCCAGCGGTCAAAGGCGATTTCGCGGATGTTGTATTTCTCGCCGAGCCGTTCAATGAACTTTTCAATGTATCCGTAATGAACGACATTGCCCTCAGTGGTTTTTAGGAAACCTTGCTTCTGCCATAGATCATAATTCACATGATCACGCCGAACTCGCAGGTCAATGTTGTCTTCTGGTATCCAGAAAAACGGTAAAATAATGTATTTATCATTCTCGTCCAATGGCGGGAAGACCAGCACAAAAGCTGTGATGTCAGTGGATGAGGAGAGGTCAAGCCCGCCATAGCAGACGCGGCCACGTAAGGCTTCCGGGTCGACGCTGAAAGCGCAGGCGTCCCATTTATCCATCGGCATCCAGCGTACGACCTGTTTGACCCACTGGTTCAGACGAAGCTGGCGAAAGCTGTTCTCCTCGGCGGGGTTCTGTTTTGCACTCTCACAGGCAGCTTTTACCTTGTCTATTCCTATTGTGATACCAAGGGAAGGGTTTGCTTTTTTCCATACCTTTGGGTCCGTCCAGTCGTCTGTTTCCGAAGCTCCAAATATTACAGGATAAAACGTCGGATCCGTCTTGCGGCCCGAAAGTATATCCAGTGCTTTTTGATGCACCTCATAGCAGATGGAGTTCGTATTGTCGCCGGCTGTTGTGATTAAGAAATACAGCGGCTGCATTCGGGCGTCACCGCTGCCTTTGGTCATCACATCGTAGAGCTTTCTATTTGGCTGCGTGTGCAGTTCATCGAAAATAACACCATGTGTATTGAAACCGTGTTTGTTTGCTACGTCCGCTGAGAGTACCTGATAAGTACTCTCCGTAGGCATAAATACAAGGGTCTTTGTTGATTCAGTAATCTTAACTCTCTTGGATAGTGCCGGAGACTTGCGTACCATAGCAACGGCTACTTCAAACACAATTTTTGCTTGGTTCTTATCCGAAGCACAGCTATATACCTTAGCGCGCTGTTCGCCATCGCCACAAGTCAACAAAAGTGCAACTGCCGCGGCAAGCTCTGACTTTCCATTCTTTTTTGGTATTTCGATATATGCTGTATTAAACTGACGGTAGCCATTTGGCTTCAGAACACCAAACACATCTCGTATGATTTGTTCCTGCCAATCTATAAGTTCAAAAGGCCGACCGTCCCATATGCCGCTGGTATGACGTAAGGCCTGAATGAAAGCGACAGCATAGTCGGCGGCTTCCTTGCAGTAAACGGAATCCTTCATCATAAAACGAGTTGGTGTGTATTTCTTTAGTTTTCGTATATCAGCCGCCTCCTTTCAAAATGGCATAAAAAATGACCTGCCACAGGCAAGCCTTCTAAAAATGTCTGCACGAGAGACAGCCCCTTTCGGGGTGTTCTCGGCTGTTTTCGATTTTAGGTTAGGGTTTTTCCGTTAGTTCGCCATCCACTAAAATATATCGGTGTTCGCATCCCTGCGCGTCCTTGGCAATAATCCGCAACTCTCCGTTTTCAAAAGCGTTGTAAACCTTCACGAAAGTGTATCCGTCGCCAAGCTGCTCGTCGATGAGTTTTCGGTAGTCCATGCTTTTCTCCTTTCTTTTAATGTTTGGCTTAATCGAGGTTCACAAGACCGTTTTTGTGCTGCGAGACCTCGGCGGGATTAATATCGACCGGCTCGCACATGGCTGCGCTTGCAAGCCATTTGGTGCCGTCGTTCCAAAGCGGGCGGAGTATTGGGTCGCCCGTGACTTCATGGAAACCGACGATCTTGGCGAGAATGCCGTGGTTGCGAACCGTCTGGTTCAGATGAAGTTGGTTTGTCATGTTGATGTCCTCCTTATAGTGTGTTTTCCCTTGCGGTAGGTTACATATAGCCATAGAAAACACAGCATAGCAAGGCAATTACACGATATAAATCGGCATATACTACACAATCTTTGTTGCTCGTAAAACTACTGTAATTGTGTATTTTTCAATTAAATTTTCCGGCATATATCCTCGCCATATACGATATGAAGCGTGCTGCCGTTGTCCCATGAAACCATTATGCTTCCAATGTCATCCACGCCCGTGACCGTTCCTTTAGTACCAATAGGAGGAGCTTGTATGTCATCCATTTTTATCAGTTCCACACGGCACCCGACGGGATATTGAGCGCGGATACGTTCGACGGTTTCTCTTGAAGGAAATCTATTGCTCATCACCTGTACCACCTTTCGGAGTTTTGAATGCGCTGCTGCCGGGGAGGTTTTTCAGCAGGATTTTTCTGCTAACCTTGTATTCGTCACCAATAAAGCCGAGAGAGAGCAGCCAGCAGCGCATGGCGTACTTTGGATTATCAACCTCACGTTCTTTGGCACTGACTCGCTGCTTTTCTTTTGCCGTTTCACAGAGCTTCGATATTAGTGTGGTATAAGCGTGAACCGAATCGCTGTCTAAGTTTCTTTTGAACCATGGGAATCGGAGAGTCTTTTTTGTCTGCTGAATGGGCAAATCTGGGGTACCTAATGCTGCTTTGAGTAGTGATTCCTTTGCGGTGACCAGTTTAGCAAGGTTATCAAGCTTTTCAGGAGTGAACCCT